GCACATCACAAGCATTAACTGTTGCTAGTGGTGGCACAGGAGATCAACAAAGTAGAGCAGTTCTTAATTTGACAGGTACGCTTGCAGGTTCTACTGCATTAACATGTGAAGCAAATCCTAACTGGTACATAATAAAAGATGCTACAACAAGAGCTGGACATGCTTTAACATTTGGACCAGCAGGTGGCACAGCTGTAACACTTACATCTGGTGCAATACATTTAATTTACACTGACGGTACATCAGCGTTCCAAATACCAGAAAATTTAGCTAACATGGCATTATCAGGCACACTTACCGTTACAGGCGATGTGTCATTTGATGGTGGTTCTTTTACATTTAACCAATCAGGTGCAGCAGTAGATGCTAGATTTGAAGGCGATACAGATCAAAATTTAATTATAACTGATGGTAGCACAGATCGTGTTGGTATGGGTATTGCAGCACCAAACGGTAAATTACATGTAAGACAATCTTCAGCTACAGGTGCACAACCTGTTATAGAATTAGAACAATTAGATCAAGACTATGCATTTACAAACTATGTAGGTACGTCAGCTGCTGACGCATCTAAAAGTATATCTTCTTCTACAGCAACAGCAGGCAGTAAAGTTGGTGCAATAAGAATAAGAGTAAATGGTACAGAACGTTGGATAAGAATTTACGATAACGCAATATAGGAGCTTGAATGTCGCTTATAAAAATTCAAGTAGCGCCGGGTATAGATAAACAAAGCACCGAATATGGTGCTGAAGGACGTTGGATAGATTGTGACAATGTTCGTTTTAGATATGGTTTACCAGAAAAAATAGGTGGTTGGGCAAAAACAACTGCAGAAGCACTTGTTGGTGCAGCACGTGGTATTATAAATTGGTTTTCTCTTGATGGTGATCAATACTTAATGACAGGCACAAACAAAAAATTGTATGTGTATCAAAATCAAGCTTTTCACGACATTACTCCAATACGTGCAAGTGGTGCATCTATTACAGAATTTACTACCACTTCAGGATCTACAACAGTTACAGTTACAGATCCTACACACGGCGCAATAGAAGGTGATTTTGTCACTATATCTAGTGTGTCTGGTACAGCTAACGGTATTACGGCTAGTAATTTAGAAGGTGAATTTGAAATACAATCTGTAACAGATACAAACAATTATGTAATCACTGCCAAAGCAGCAGCTTCTGGTTCTGGTGCCAGTGGTAGAACTGGTACAGCAGAATATCAAATAAATACTAACCCTGCTTTTTCTTTATTAGGATATGGTTGGGGTGCAGGACCTTACGGAGGAGTGTCAGGAGGACCTGGTTGGAATAAATCTCGTGCAGCTCTTGCAGCACCAAACAGTGTGCAACTTGATTCTGGTAAATGGTCTTTAGATGCCTGGGGAGAGGATATATTGGCACAACAACTTAACGGTAGTTTATATTATTGGGATACATCAGCTAGCACATCAACTGTGCAACGGGCAAACAGAACAGCAGTTTCTGGTGCACCTACGTCTAGTAGGTTTGTATTGGTTTCTGGTACAGATAGACACGTTATTTGTTTTGGTACAGAAACAACAATAGGAACTGCGTCAACTAGAGATGATATGTTTCTCCGTTGGTCAGATCAAGAAGATCCAGCACAGTGGACACCAACTGCTACAAACACAGCTGGGTCACAAAGGCTTACAGATGGATCAAAACTTGTAACAGCAAAACGTTCACGTGGTGCTGTTCTTGTGTGGTCAGACACTGCATTGTATCAAATGCAATTGATTGGTGCGCCATTTGTATTTGGTTTTCAACAATTAGGTTCTGCTTGTGGATGTGTGGGTTTACATGCAGCGGTGGAAACTAACGGTAGATCATTTTGGATGGGTAATGATTCTTTCTTCTTATTCGATGGTTCGGTACAAAAAATACCTTGTAGTGTAGAAGATTATGTATTTACAGACATAGACGAAGCATCACAAAAAGACACGTTTGCTGGTCTTAACACAGAGTTTAATGAGGTAACTTGGTTTTACCCATCTAGTGGTTCTAATGTTATTAATAGATCTGTTACATATAATTATTTAGAAAATGTTTGGTATGTAGGCACACTAGCTAGATCATCATGGTTTGACAAAGGTGTTTATGGTTTCCCGCAAGCAACAGAATACGATGCAACTGATACAACATCTACGATTAGTACAATTACAGGTTTGACTGCAGGTAGAAGTTTTTTATATAGTCATGAAAATGGTAACAATGCAGATGGAGCAGCCTTATCTTCATCGATTACATCAGGTGATTTTGTTATACCTGAAGCAGGGGAAAGGTTAATGTCTATAAAAAGATTTATACCTGATTTCAAAGATCAATTAGGTGATGTCAATGTAGAGTTAAACTTTAAACTATATCCGAGCTCCACGGCTACAACAAATGGTCCGTTTACAGTATCACCTACAACAACTAAAATAGATACACGTGCACGTGGTCGACAAGCTTCTTTAAAAATAACGAGTTCTGCTTTAAATACTAAATGGAGATATGGAACATATAGGGCAGATGTAACACAAGATGGTATGAGATAATGGCACAGATAAATATACCTAGACTACCACAAGCTCCGCAGGAGTATAGTAAAAATCAGATAGATCAAATGATACAATCATTAGATTTGTTAATACAATTATTAAACAGTTCTTACACACCTGAAACGTTAAGAGAAGAGGACGAGGCTATTGCCTGGTTTTTAAGTTAATGGCTAATACATATAAAAGAGTAGTATCTACATTGACTAGCACAGGAGATAATAGTGTTTATACTTGTCCTACAGCTACAACCTCATTAATAAAGGGAGTAAAAGTGTTTAATGATACAGGTGGTGCAGCACAAATTAGTATGAAAGTCAATGCAATAGAGATAGAAAGAGAGGCTAGTTTAGCTTCTAAAGCCACAAAATCCTTTGTTTCTGGCACAGATGTGTTAGAGGCAGCGGATGTACTAAAAATTAACACAAACGTACAACCAGTTAACGTGTATGTAACTTTTTTGGAGATATCATAATGATTGAAAATACACAAAATACTTGCTATAAGGAGAGATTATGCCTATAAATGATGACGGAGTAGTAGAGTACGTCGAGATCAACGGAGAAAAGGTACCAAAGATCGTTGTTCCGGCTGAAATAACTATTACAAACACTGTAACAGGACAGGAATACGGGTCGGCTAAAGAAGCTGATGACGATGTTGCTAACCCTGCAACTGACACTAAAGCAGAACACATTAGACAAGATGTAGTTATTAGTGCAGCAATTCACAAAATACTAGAGGGTAAAGCAGGAGAAGTATAATGCATCCATTATTATTAGCAGCGTTGATTGGAGGCGGAGTTGGCGGAGGTTCAGCATACATACAAGGTAGAGATCCATTAAAAGGTGCACTTATAGGTGCAGCAACTGGTGCAGCTACATCAGGATTAGGAAGCATGTTTGCTCCAGCAGCAACAAGTGCGAAAGAAGCAGCCTTAAGAGAAGCATTAGCTTCAAATATTAAATCTCAAGTTCCTGGTCAAATCGCCGGATCAGTAACACAACAAGCAGCAAAACAAGCAGCATTAAGTCAAATAGGTAAAGAAACATTTAAAGATCAATTTAAAAATGCATTAACAGGACAATTTGGAACTAAAGGTTTAGGTAACTATGCTTACGGTATACTACCAAGTGCATCAGCTGCAGGTGAATTTTTATTTAATCCACGTGATGAAGAAAATCCTACAAGAGGATACAGACCCCCGCTCAATATGTTTTATGGTCGTAACCCTGATAGGTTTGGTTTTGGTGAATTTTTTGATCCTGATAGAATAAAAGAAATATACGAAGACAAAGACGATCCTTATTACTATCCAGAAGGTTTTGCGGGAGGTGGTATAGCTTCTCTTAGACCAAGATATGCAGAGGGAGAAGATGTAAGTTTTACGCAAAGCACACAATTTAGTGGCCTTGCAGCGAAAGCAGCAGAATATTTACAAGATGCTGGCATAGAACCAACTGTTGAAAATGTAAACGAAGTAATAGAACAAGTTATGGCACAGCAAACAGAAAAACCATACGAACCATTAACTGGTTTGGCTGGTCAATTACAAACAATGACTCAACAATATGCAACTCCAATTGGTTCAGGACAGAAAACAATGGAAGGTGCACAACAACAAGGTATGGAAAGAGCTCAAATGAACATGGGCGGAGATCCAAGAAGAGTGTATCAAGAAGGTGGAGCTAGTATGCCTATGTCTCCTATGTTACCTACAGGTGATTTAGACATGCGACCAGGCGGAGAGTCAGTGGGCCCAGGAACCGGGACATCTGATGATATACCAGCAATGTTAAGTGATGGAGAATTTGTTATGACAGCGAAAGCTGTAGAGGGAGCTGGAGGAGGAGATCGTGAAGTAGGATCTCAACGTATGATGAAGATGATGCGTAACTTCGAACAAGGTGGACAACCTTCACCGGAGTCACAAGGACTAGGTTCAATGCAACAAAGTATGTTAGGAGGTATGGCGTGACAACATTTGCGGCAATAGGTAAAGCAATAGTAGCAGCAAAAAAAGCTGGTAAACCTTTAAGTTCAGTGGATTTAGGAAAATTTGACCCAAAGGTTGCATCAAAAAGAAAAACTCTTGCTGACGCAATTAAGAAAGCACCTAAATCAAGAAGAAAAGCTATGGATAGACATCCAGAAAAATTTTCTATTTTTGATAAAAAAGAAAGAAAAATGTTAGGAAAGAGACAAAACTACAAGAGAGGTGGAAGAACAAGAGGGAGATAGTGAAGTGGGATTTTGTAACAGATAAAGATATACAATCTTTACTGCAATTAACAGTTGATACATACAAGGAGTCTGAATGGAGTGATACTGACTGGGATATAAAAAAGATAGAGCGTATGTTGTATCGAGCGATCAATGAACCTCATCAATTTTTTATCAAAGCCGAACAAGGTGGTAAAATAATTGGATATCTTTTAGCTCACTACCAGGATTACTTTCACAATGATGACTTATTTGCAACTGAAGATTTTATATACGTTGTCCCTTCAAAACGTGGAGGAGCAACAGCACTCAAGATGATGAAATTATTCATCAATTGGGCAAAAGGAGTAGGAGTAAAGGAGATTTATTTTGAACCATCTGTTAACAAACAAGATATTAAAAAATATGATGCCTTTGCAAAAAAATTAGGTATGAAAGAATATTGTAAACACTATAGGATTAAAGTATGAGTAGACCATCGCCGGCACCAATGCCACCTGACGTAACAACTCAAACGCAATACGTACGTGAAGCACCTGAAATAGAAGCTCGTAAACTGGGCTTGATGGACACTGCTAGACAGCTAGCAGAAACAGGGTTAAGCATTCCTACTCAACAAGTTGCTGGATTTACCGGTAATCAACAAGATGCTTTCCAAAGACAACAACAAGGTTTGGGAACTTTTCAACCATTTATAGATGATGCTCAATCAATGGCTTATGCTTCTGCAGTTAATCAATATGATCCAAATTCATATCAAAATTTTTTAAATCCATTTCAAGATTTTGTAACAAAAGGAATAGAGGATCAATTTGCAAAAGCTCAAAATGCAGCTAACATACAAGCTTCAAAAGCAGGAGCTTTTGGAGGAGCACGACAAGGAATTCAATCAGCTGAATTAGCTAATCAACAAGCACAAGCAGTTGGTTCATCATTAGCTCAAAATTTTGGCATGGCACAACAAGCAGCCATGTCTGATTTTCAAGCACAACAGCAACGTTTACAAAGAGGCGCACAGCTAGCCGCTGGATTAGGACAACAGCAGCAACAACAGCAAGCAGCCGACGTTACAGGACTACTGCAAACAGGTACATTACAACAACAAAGAGACCAGATGGAAAAGGATGCACAATTCAAACAACAAATGGCACAGATATACGAACCATATCAACGTGTTGGTTTTGTGTCGGATATATTCCAAGGATCACCTACAAGTGCTTCTTCCTTAACCATGTCTACAGCTCCAGGGACTAACCCGTTAGCACAGGCTGTAGGAGCTGGTATTACAGGTTTGGCAGCATATCAAGGATTTGCCAATCAAAAAAATTAGGGTCTAATGAAAAAAGTATTAGACAGATCAATGTTTAACAATAGACCAAAACGTTGGATTGGTGGCCCTATTTTAAAATACAGTTCTAAAATAGCTAGAATAGGTGACACTGGTATAGGAAATAGAGTTGGTGATGCAATAGATAAAATTGATAAATTTGATTTAGGGTATGATAGATACAAAGGACCAGTTCCTCTAAACGCAAACAAAGGTTTTATTAGAGAAGCAATAATGCCTACAAGAAAAAGTGGTAAGGTTGCCACTTTAGGTTCTTATGGACTTGTAGGATATGAAGCTCTTAAACCAGATGTTGCTGAAACAAAAGTACAAGAAAGTGTAGTTACAGATGATAACAATGTCATATCTAGTGAAACAATAAAAAATAAAAATATTACAACAAAAATAAAAGATGCCGCAGATAAAGTAACAACTGCAATCACAGGTCAACCAAACACTAACAAAGAAGAAAATTTTCAAGGTGGTAATGTTTTATCAGGAGACATATTTGCAACAAAAAATGAAGCACCTGATAACACAGTAGCTGCAGCAGAAAGCAATGACAACTTAAATATGTCTGGTCAATTTTCTCCATATCTGAATCCATCAAACGCAGGAGAAACAGCAGAGTTAGAAAAAATTGACATGACAAAGGTAACAGCTCTCAAAGAACAATTAAAAATGTTACTTGGAGATACAGGTCAAAGACAAGATAATCTAAATTTATTGTTTCAATTAGGGTCAGCTTTGATGACAGGTAAAACATTAAAAGGTGGATTAGCGGGTTTCTTTGATGTTGCAGGTCAAGCAGGTTTAACTGTGTTACCACAAATGCTAGCTGCTTCTGAAAGAAGAAATGCTAGAGATCAAGAACTAGCACTTGCAGCTTTTGAATTAGTAAACGAACAACAAAATAAAGATCCTGCGTTTGGTGAAGGTAAAGGAACAATGATTTACCCTCACAAAATATCTTACAAAATGAACGAAGATGGTACTTTCTTTAAAGATGAAAATGATCAATTTGTTGCAATAGGATACACTCCTATTGGTTCAGGTTTTGGATTTAGTAAAGATCTACAATCAAAAGCTATGATGGATGCCAATGCTTCACTATCAGCTCAAGGATTGCCACCACTGTTTACTTTATTAGATGCTGCTACAACAGGTGAGTCAGGAGCATTTGGTGCATTTGGTGTAGGTGAGTTTGGTGCAGAATCAAAATCTGGAAGAGATGAAAAAGAAAAATATGCTTCTGTGTTGGAAAGAGGTTTACCTAAAATTGCTGAGATGCTTAACTTTGTTACAATGTATGGCACAGATGGCACATTTAATTCTGATAAATATATAGGTCCAACTGGTTTATTTGCAGAGAAAGCAAGACAAGTTTTAGCACCATGGGAACAAATAGCTGCTATCGCACCTTGGATGGGTAATAGTGAAGCAGAAGTTGGTAATAGCATGGCTAAACAATATGCTGAGGCTTTTGATCAATTAGAAAATTATTGGATGCAAAATATTGATAGTGACAATGGTAGATTGGTAGATGTATTTGAAACAGATAAATTAAACACGGATGGTACATTTACAGACACAGAAGGTATTTATGCAGGGCAAACATTTACGTATCGTGACGAAGGTGGTAATTTAAGAACAGGCACTACTCAAGTTGGTGATATATATGAAACACCACTATCAATAAGAATTAAAATAGGTGCGCAACAATCACCTTGGAAAGAAGGTACTGTTGGTATCATGGAACAATACAAAAACCAAATTGGTATGGTTGTTGCTCGTTACAAACAGCCTACTGGTCGTCTACTTGCTGACACAATTGCAGATTCAAAAAGAGATGTAGATTTAACACCAGGTTTCTTCTCAAATCCAAACGACATTGTAAACAGACAATTTAGATATTTTAAAAATTTCTTAGAAGATTGGGTTCGTAACACTAGAGATGCTGGTATTGAAGTTACTCCAGAATTGATAGATAAAAGATTTGGCGCAGCAGATGGATCAGGTGGTGGATTAGCTTTGATTAATAGAGCAATTACACAGTACAACATCTGGGGACTGTTAAAAGAATCTCAAACAAATACGGCTATACTACCATCTTATGGCACATGGATTAAATTTCCTGGTGCTGTTTATCCTGGTGATGAAAATGGTAGCACGTTACAATCTATAATAGATGGATTTAAAGAAGGTATAGAAGGTAGTGCTCAATCAGGCATAGACATGGGCAGTGGTTACTATGATGTTCCTGACGATTTTGATGCAGGTGAATACATAGATAACTATTTTGAACAATTGGATACTTTACAATAATGGCAATTTTAGATTTAGTTCCTGTAGCAAGAAGATTTGAAGATCGTAAACCAAAAGAACGTCTTAACACAGAATATGTAGGAATAGCACCTGGCGGTAGACCAATTACATCTGAAGAAAAAAATATACAAGACATAAGACAAAAATATATTGAACCTGTTTTTGAACCAATAGGTGATGCTTTTTCAAGAGCTGGTAGAAGAATAGCTGATAAGTTTGTACCAGGACAACCATTCATGGATGGGTATAGACAAAAGAAAGCTGTTAAACAAGCTCAAGATATGCAGTTTGAAAAAAAACTTATATTAAGAAAAGAAAATCCAAAAGATGTTGTAAGAGCAAGAGCTTCTGAAATGTTTGAAGCAGCTGTAAAAAAATACGATGCCACTGGTAATCCTGAAGCATTAGTGCTTGCAGAAAACGCGATTCAAAAAATGATTATGGCTTCTGGTTATGCACCACAAGAGTTTGGTTTACCAGGAACAATAGATGTAGAGGCCGTAGATCCAGATCCTTATCAATTAGATACAACAAGACCAAATCCTTTTCCTGAGTTAGAGATTAGTGCAGAGATAGTAATGGGAACAGGTTTAGGTTTATATGGTGCCACTAACACAGGTGCTAGAAAATTTGCAAATGCATTTAAAAGAGGTGCAAAAATAGGATCAAGAGCTCCTGTACCAGGTGCATGGAAATTTGCTTCTAGTATTCTTGGTGGTGCTTTTGGGGTAGGTGCTGCTTACTTTGGATACGAATTAGGATTAGACATGTTTAACTCTGCTAACAGAGCTAAAGCAATAACTGAAGGAAGAGATCCAAAAACATACATGATCAACAGACCTGGATTAGGTGCTAGATTATATAGATCCGCGGACCTTGCTTTAACTGACGCTACACTAGGAACAATGATTCTTGGTTTTAGACCAGCTTATAATTCTTTACGTAACGTTGTTAGAAACAAAGTGGCAGGTGTTGGTCAATCGAAAGAAATGATTGAAAGAGGAGAAGCTCTTTTAGAAAAATTTCCTACAGGTGGGTATGGAACAGAAGGTAAATTACCTGCTGAATTAGGTGGCGTATCAATACTTCCTGGTGGTCCAACTTTTCAATTAGGTAGAACAGGTAAACAAGATGTAGAAGAATTAAGAAGAGCAATGTTTCCTTTTTATTGGGGCAACATTGAACGTGGTGCAGGTGAAATGCCTATACAAGGAACTGTATATTCAATAGCCACAGCTGGTAGACCAGCGTTTGGTACTACAATAGAAACAGGCGGTAAATTTCCATACATAGGTGGTGGTATAAAAATGAATCTTGAAGAACAAGGAACAATACTTGTTGATTTATTTCATAACATGTTTGCTGCTTATGGTCCTGTTGTTGCAACTAGAGAACTAATGTCAAACAATATATTAATGGCAAAAAGAAAAACAGCTGCAAGATATTTAGCTAATTTAAAAAGAAAATTAAATCGTTTTAGAAGACACGCGAGAGAAACAGGGTACACAATAGATGCTTCTCCAATAAGATTTGCAATGGAAGGAGTATTAGATGCTGCACCTAAGACAAGAAGAATGTTTGATCCTGATGGAAGATTGATAGAAAATGTAAACTATGGTGGCTACAGTGAAAAATTTGGATTAGACAATTTAACAATGTTTCCTGTTGGAGAAAGACCTTTTTATCAATGGGTAAATGATACTATATCTGGTGCCGTTGGTAACAGACAAAAGTTTTCTGTAGTTGAATTAGAAAAATTATTTAAAGACATTGAATATTACGCAAGAAGATACAAAGATAATCCTGATATAATGAATGCATTGACTAGAATAAAAATGTCAACAGAAGCATCACTTGGAACAGTTACAAATAGCGAAGCAAGAAGATTGTTAGACGATTTTGATAATTACGCAACCAACGGTATGTTATTGTTTGATAGTGCTGCAGCCAAAAAATTTAATTCTGTTGATAGATACGGATTTACATTAAGATTAGCAGAGCAAGGACCAAAAGCAGCAGACGATTTATTTTCTACTGCTTGGGATGCAAATCATCCTTCTATAATTAGATCATTTAAAAACATAGTTGGACCTGATGTATTTAACCAAACAACAAGAAGATTTATACAAGATGCTTTTGAAGCTTCTGTAGAGGAAGGGCCAAAAGAAGGTATCAAGAAAATTAATTTTACTAAATTTAAAAATATACTTGGACTAGATGATAAAGCTAGTAATAGATATGCATCATTAAAAGAAATGATGCCAGGTGCTAACCCTTCAGTTTCTGAAGGCAGAGTGGCTACTGCAACAGCTCCTGGTTCTTTTAATTCTGCAAAGTTTGATGCAACCATAAAACCAAACGGACTAATTCCTGGTGCTGTTATGGAAGGACCGATGAGCAGCACTGCTCCTCTTCCTACGGTAAATGATTTAGAGACATGGGTTAACATGGTTGAAGATGTTTTCAAATATGGTGTGCCTGATATCAGCACGTTTATCGCTAGACGTGCACAGATATCTGGATTACGTGGAGCAATCAAATCTTTTATGCCTTTAAGTGGTATATCTCCAGCAGCTCATGGTGGATCTGCGGCGGTTGCTGCTAGTACAGGATTTTTTGGTAGTGGTATACCAATAGGAGTTTTACTTGGAACTATTCTAACAAGACACCTTGGTAAAATAATGACAAATCCTATCAACATGCGTGTATACAAAAATGCTATTGATTACAAATTACCAGAACGTGCAAGAAATGCAGCCATGGTAAGACTGTTTCATATTTTTAGAAATGAAATAGAGCAGATCGATAAAGAATTAGAGGCGATGGAATATGAGGCAACTAGACCTGCTCAAGAAAGACCAAGAACAATAATGGAAGGCATAAGGGACAGAATCACAGAGGGGGTTTCTGGTGCAGCTGAAATGATTATGCCATCTAGACCTCAACCACAAGCTGATGCTAGCCCTGTTATACCAGATATACCAGTTGAACGTGAAACAACAAGTGTGAATAACAATCCAGTAGAAGGATCTTCATTAGCTCAAAGTAATGTTCTCACACCAGGTGCAGCACAAGCACTTTATACTGGTGACACAGATGCAGCTTTAGCTGCACAGTTTAATACACCCACAATGGCAGCAGAGGGAGGTTTGATAAGCCTTAAAAAAACATGAGTTTGAGAGATATAATGTGGATACTTGGTATATTTGTAGCACTTGGTGCAACATGGGGGATGACATCTCAAAGAATAAATGCTATGGAGCGTGATATTGATAGAATAGAAGAAGCTTTAATTTTGTTTACAAAAATGGAAGCTAGAATTGCTGTCATAGAAAACGAAATAAAAAATATAAATAAAAAATTGGATAGATAATGAAAGAAAATTACAACAAATGTTTAGAAACTATACTACATCATGAAGGTGGCTATGTTAACCATCCCGAGGACCCAGGTGGAGAAACAAACTTAGGTGTTACAAAAAGAGTGTACGAAGAACACGGTGGCACAAAAGACATGAAAGATTTAACAGTAGAAGACGTAGCACCAATATACAAAAAAGGTTACTGGGATAAGATGAAAGGTGATGACTTACCTAGCGGTTTAGATTTATGTGTATTTGATTTTGGTGTCAATGCAGGACCAGGACGTGCTGCCAAATTTTTACAAGAAATGATTGGCACTACAGTAGATGGCGGCATAGGACCTATGACCTTGGCTAAAGTAAATGAGTATGTAGATAGCAATGGTTTGGAAGAAACTATAAAACAATACCAAGTAGCTAGACACGAATATTATGAGGGTCTTTCTACGTTCAAAACATTTGGAAAAGGTTGGACTAGAAGAGTAAATGAAACCACTGAATTAGCACTAGAATTATAATACAATCTGTGCTATAATGTCGCAGTGCAAATTATAGAGAAATATAATTACGCAGAATTAAAAAGAAAAGAAGGCGATGGTAGGTTATATCTTACACCTGATGGTGAAGCATTACCTTCCGTTACTACAATATTATCTAAAACAAAAGATAAGTCTTTTCTTAAAAAATGGCGTGCAAAAGTAGGAGAAGAAAAAGCTGAACAAATCATTCGTGATTCTGCTCAGATAGGAACCGCGCTCCACCTATATATAGAACGTTTTGTGAACGGTGATAAATACAAAGATCTTACAGACGTCGGTGTTCAAGCAGAAAAAATGGCACAAAAGATAATAGATGAGGCTTTTAGTGACATAACAGAAATATGGGGATCAGAGGTGCATTTGTATAGCCCTGGTAAATATGCAGGCACAACTGACATGGTTGGTGTATATAAAGATAGACCTACTATCATAGACTTTAAACAAACTAACAGGCCAAAGAAACGTGAATGGGTGCAAGATTATCTAATGCAACTAGCTGCGTACGCCCAGGCACACAACGAGTTATTCAATACAGAGATAGAACAAGGAGTTGTTCTTATGTGTTCTCGTGATTTAACGTTCCAAAGATTCGAATTGACAGGTGAGAATTTTGTACGCGCTACTAATGCATTTATGAAAAAATTGGATGCATATAATGCAAGTATAATCTAAATCAAATCCACTTAGATAATTCTTCGCCACTAATTTCTTTTGCAATGTTTACCTTGTTTTTTAATGCTTTAATTATTTTTTCATCTACTGTGCCTTTTGACACCATGTCAATATATAACACAGGATTTTTTTGACCTATACGATGAGCACGATCTTCTGATTGTATTCTTTTTTCTAGGTCGTAATTATTGGAGTAATATATTACCGTGCTAGCAGCCGTCAATGTAATACCATATCCACCTGTTTGTGTATTACCAATAAAAAAACGACAATCATTTTTACTGTTTTGAAAATCATATATGCAACGTTGTCTGTCCTCTGGTTTGGTAGCACCATAATATGTACAATATGATGTGGGCCCATATTCTTTTTTTATAGCTTTTTCTATACTCAATATGTCGTGTATATAATTTGCCCAGATGATAGCTTTACCAGTAGTTTCTGATAATATTTGCATCAATTCATCAACACGGTTGCTTTTTAAATCCATTGTTTCACCACCGTCTGTTTTCATATGTCCACACGTTATTTGATGTAATCTCATTAATTGAGTCAAAACATTTACTGCTGTCAATGACTCTCCTTTTATAATTGTCATTGCATTCTTTTTCATTTCTTCATATGCTTTCTTTTGTTCATCTGTGAGTTCAACAGTTCTTTTTACAAAAGTTTTTTCAGGCAGATCCAAACAATCTTTCTTTAATATGCGATAAGAATGAGGCGACACAATTTGACCCAATTGTTTTAAATTTTTAAATTTTACAATCTTCTGGTACTTATGTGTACCACCAGCTGCGTTAGCTGTTATGACAACTGCATACCTGGTACGAAAAGCATAATAACTAGACTGCCCAAGTATTTCTGGATCAAGGAAATCCATCTGTGACCACAAATCCATTGGCGATTGTGTTACTGGAGATCCTGTAAGTATTCTTCTGTATTTTGCTTCCTTACTAAGAGCCAATATATTCTTTGTTCTTTTTGCTTGTGGGTTTTTAATTGTGGTGCTTTCATCAATTATCATCATTGACTTGCCAATGAGAAACAATTTAGCATAATAACAACCTTTTTTTGTAGACAGAGACTCTACGTTCATAACGAATATTTTTAATTTAAAATTTTCTACGTTACGTATGGCTTTTAATTGTTGTTCGTATTTTTCTGTAATGTTTGGTTTCCAAGCTAAAACATCTTTTTCAATGTAATCAGGAACGTGAACTGGGATTTCTTGATCTACCCAGTTCATGTATGTTCCTTTAGGAGCAACCACAAGTAACCGATCTATTCTTCCTTTGTTGTATAATATACATGCATTATCTAATGCTATTTTAGTTTTGCCTGTACCCATTTCAGCAAAAATGGCAAATGATTCTTTATTCCAACATTTTTTTAACGCATCTTTCTGATGCTCATATGGCTCAGTTTTAAATTTATACATAAGTCTTTCTTTATTCTTGAAACGCATTATATCATATGGTATAATATAATCAAGAAATAAAAATATGACAGTTTACGTACTACAAGAGATGGGAAGAAATATTAGGTCAGCTGAAAAGTTTGGTGATTTAAAAGTATTACTACCGGACAATAAACAAATAGTTTTATCTGCTGGACCTCTTACTCATAAATTAAAAAAAGAGTTATCCACATTTTGTGATGATGACTACTTGCTTTTGATTGGTGATCCTGCTATTATTGCTTTAGCTGGCGCAGTCGTTAGTGAGATGAATAGAGGTAAATTTAAAGTGTTAAAGTGGGATCGAGATGAGAAACGATACTACGACATAGAAATAGATTTGAAAGGATAATATGACAAGTTTAGACCCAAGAGATTTAGATTTAGTTACCCAAATGAAAATGGATGCGGGCAGCACGGCCCAGGACAACATGGGTAAGATAGGTGCTGTTGCAAATGATGTAGCAGATACTGATAAAGAGATTGCTGATTTAGAAGAGCAATTAAAAAAGAAAAAAGATTACAAAAAACATTTAGCAGAAAATGTTCTACCTAACTTATTTGCAGAAGTAGGTTTGTCAGAGTTAAAATTGGCAGACGGTAGACATCTTAAAGTTACCAACTACTATGGTGCTTCAATCAAAGATACAAAGAAAGAAGCAGCATTTACGTGGTTAAGAGACAATGGATTTGGTGATTTAATAAAGAACCAAGTCAGTTGTAGCTTTGGAAGGAATGAAGATGAGAAAGCTAAGTCGTTGATAGATACTTTGAATGACAAAGGTTATCAATCAATGCAACGTGAATGGGTCGAACCTTCCACCCTTCGCGCATTCATACGAGAGCAGCATGAAGCAGGTAAGCAATTACCTATGGATTTGCTTGGGGCTTTCGTAGGACAAAAAACAACGATAAAAGACTAAAGGAGAATGGCCATGGCAAAAGCACAGGCAGTCGCTACTAAAGCGGCAAAATTAGATCTAGCAGTTCTTGCTACTGATTCTAAAGATGCAAGTGGTTTCGGTAATCTTGACATGTCAAGAGACATCGCGATCCCTTACATCAACATACTACAATCCAATAGTCCACAACTTAATCCGCAAAAGGCGGAGTACGTTGATGGTGCTAAAATAGGACAGTTCTATAATACTGTCACACAAGAGGTCAGTGATTCACTTAACGTGATTCCTGTTCTTTACCAACTACGATACGTAGAATGGAAACCACGTGAGCAAGGTGGTGGATTCGTTGAATCACATCATGCTGATAGTGGCATTCTTAGTAAAACTAAACGTGATCAAATGACGTTTAAAGATGTGTTACCTAATGGTAATTACATTGCAACCACTGCTTATCACTATGTTATGGTGCAAGGCAAAGATGGTGCATGGTCCCAGGCAGTTGTCAGCATGACATCTACTCAATTAAAAAAGAGTAGACGTTGGAACAGCTTAATGTTGAGCCAGAAAGTTAATGGTCCATCGGGAAGTTTTACACCACCAACATATGCTATCATTTACAAGCTATCTACAGTTAGCGAGTCTAATGATCGTGGTAGTTGGTTTGGTTATCAAGTTGAGAGAGCAGGGCAGTTAGAGGACGCTGGCGTTTATAACGAGGCAAAATCATTTTCAACTGCCGCATCACGAGGAGAAGTAGAAGCTAAACCTATGTCAGAGGGGGAGCCTGTAAAAGAGGCACCACAATCTAACAATAAAGAAAGCCAAGAAGACGTACCGTTTTAGGTAGGTCTTCTGCTATACTGGAGGTTTAGTGGAAAGATTCAAAGTAATATTTGAAGGCTTAGACGTGGCTTATGGTCAGCATCAATCCGAAGGGAGGCGTGCTGACGGTAAGCAGGAGGGTAAATCATATATTGTCAAACAAGTTGTTACAGAAGAATTATGGACGGCGCACCTTAATGGTGTGGGTCCTTCTCTTGGTATCATCCCTATTAGGGCTGACAATACTGTCAGTTGGGGCTGTATTGATATTGATACTTATCCTATTGACTACAAAAAAATAATAAACAAAATTAGAAATTTACAGTTACCATTGGTGCCATGCAGATCCAAAAGTGGAGGCATGCATATATTTTTATTTCTTAAAAACCCAGTATCCGCCAGATTAGTACGAGAGAAATTGCGAGAGGTTGCATCCGGTCTAGGATACTCCTCTGTAGAAGTATTCCCCAAGCAATCAACCATACTAATAGAAAAAGGAGATCTAGGTAATTTTTTAAATCTTCCATATTATAATTCAAAAAGTACAACTAGATATGCGTATAAAGATGATGGAACAGCGGCGACCCTGCCAGAGTTCTATTCTTTATACGATAAATATGTTGTAGAAGAAATAGACAAAGTTGCAATTCAGGTATCTGATGATGTCATAAAGGATGGTCCACCATGTTTACAACAACTTTGCGCACAAGGTTTTCCTGAAGGCACACGAAACAACGGCTTGTTCAATATTGGTGTTTACTTACGTAAGTTTGATCCAGACAATTGGAAAACGTTATTAGAAAAATACAACCAGGATTACATGACACCACCTTTGTCAGCATCAGAGGTAGTGACAGTGCAAAATCAATTAGAGAAAAAAGAATATAATTATAGATGTAAAGAACCACCTATTAGTTCTTACTGCAATGCAAAAGTTTGTAGAGGTAGAAAATATGGTGTAGGTGGCAATGGTACATCGTTAGAGTTCAGCGCATTAACTAAATTAGAAACAGATCCACCTGTGTGGTTCTTGGATGTTGGTGACGCAAGAATGGAATTACAAACAGAAGAGCTGCAGATACAAACTAAGTTTCAAAAGAAATGTATGAACAGTTTGAATCACATGCCTGCTCTTGTAAAACAGTCAGTATGGCAGGAGATTATTGAGAGATTGATGCAAAATCTTATCAAGATTCCTGTGTCTGATGATGGGTCATTGGCCGGTCAGTTTGAGGCTCACCTCCAGGAGTTTTGTACTGATCGTGCCCAGGCTCTAAATCGTGACGAATTATTACTACGTAAACCTTGGACAGAAGATGGCGTGACGTGGTTTAGACTTAAAGATCTACAAGATTATCTTACTCGTAACAAGTTTACATATTTTAACACAGGTCAACTTGTTCAAGCATTAAGACATTTAAAAGGCAAGAGTGAGAAATATAACTTAAAAGGTAGAACTGTACGTGTGTGGGGTGTACCTGCATATCAACAACAAGATTCTGCATTTGACATAAAGGAGGTAGATGGTGCGCCGTTCTAGATTACCAAAGATAAAGAAAGGAATGTGGGCAGAACAATTAGCAGTGTTGCATCTTATAGACAAAGGATACTTTGTATTTAAAAATTTATATGGTGTTGGCCCAGCTGATCTTATAGCAATAAACGAAAAAGGCGCCGTAGAAATATACGATGTAAAAAGTGAAAGTTATCGTAAGACATGGAAACCTGGCACACGTATATGTAGAAAGTTAACACAAGAACAAAAGAAACTAAAGATGAAGTTTATTTTTGTAGAAAGAGATGGAACATGCAAAGTAAGACAAAGATAATATTAGGACCACCAGGAACAGGTAAGACGCACAACTTGTTAAATTTAGTTGAGCAAGAATTAGCAAAGGGCACATCGCCTGATCGCATAGCGTTTGTTGCATTCACCAAGAAAGCGGCAACCGAGGCTCGTGACCGGGCAATGAAGAAGTTTAAATTAGAGGAGCAACATTTACCTTATTTTAGAACGCTGCATTCATTTGCATTTCATCAATTAGGATTAACAAAGTCGGAGGTTATGTCACGTGACAATTACAAAGAGTTTGCAAAAACGTTTGGTATGGATTTAGGATCTGTAACAGATGGTGCGGAGTCTGGTGGTGTCGTCACTACAGATAACATTTTAATCAATGAAATAAATCTAGCACGCATGAAGTGCATGGATTTAGAACAACATTATAACACTTCTAATTTACAGGATATGTCATGGCATTCTTTACTTCGTGCACAGAGATCATTGGAAGAATTTAAGAAAAAGAAAGAGGTATTTGATTTTACAGACATGATAGAATTGTATTTAGAGTCTGGTCCTGTACCAAAATTAGAAGTTGTATTTGTGGATGAAGCTCAAGATTTATGTAAATTACAGTGGCGAATGATAAACAAACTGACAGAAAATGCAAGAAAAGTATATGTCAGTGGTGATGATGATCAAGCTATATACAATTGGGCTGGTGCAGATGTACGATACTTTATAAAATTACCAGGTGAGGTAGAAACACTAAAACAGTCTTTTAGGTGTTCTAAGGTTATACAAAATTTATCAGGTAGAATAATAAATAGAGTAAAAGTAAGAAGAGCAAAACAATGGAAAGGAACTGACAGAAATGGATTGGTGCAATACCATGCTTATCCAGATAGTGTTAATTTAAGAGATCCAGGTAGTTGGCTTGTAATGGCTAGAACAAACTATATGCTTGACGAGATAGAACGTGACATAAGATTACAAGGTATGTTGTACAAAAGAAACAATAAATTACCTATATCTGCAAAATTATTAAATGCTGTAGAAGCGTGGAAAAAATTAAATAGTGGTGAAATTGTACCCTTGACAGATATAAAAGACATTTATTCATACATGTCCAGTCAAATAGGAATAGAAAGAGGGCACAAAAATCTTAAGATGGCTGACAAAGAACAATATGAATTAGAAGAACTTGTAATGCATCATGGATTATTAATGGGTGGTAGACCTTGGGATGTAGCATTTGATAAAGTTGGTAACAGAGATAAAGAATATTTACGTGCCATAGAAGTTAGAGGCACAATATCAAAAGATCCTAAAATAAATATAAGCACTATACATGGTGCAAAAGGTGGAGAAGCAGACAACGTTATGCTTCTCACAGATCTATCTAGAAAATCACAAGAAGCTATGGAAAGAGATTCGGATGACGAATGCCGTGTGTTTTATGTAGGAGCAACACGTGCTAGAGAAAATCTACATGTAATACAACCACAACGAGATGGAGGGTTTATAATATGACCAAAGAAGAGATACTAGAAGAGGCTAGTAGGTTAGTAGCCAAAGATAGAAATCTATCACATGGCGATGCATTTAGTAATCATGCAGAGATAGCAGAATATTGGAATATTTTTTTAGATAAAAAATTACAACCAATGACTAGTATTACTGCAGATGACGTTGCTTTGATGATGATATTATTAAAAATATCTAGAAACAATCAAGGTAGAAAAATAAATATGGATAATTTTGTCGACATGGCAGGTTATGCAGCAATAGCAGGAGAGATAATTGACTCAGGATCTATATAAAACAGTCACGTCACATTGGGTAGCACCCACGGAATTTCCGGTCATAGAAGGACGTGTGGCGATTGACTTAGAAACATGTGACCCAGATTTAATAAAACACGGACCAGGTTGGCCAACGTTGAGAGGTAAGGTGATTGGTATAGCTATAGCCACTGCGTCCTTTAAAGCATATTATCCTATTGCACACGAGGGTGGTGGCAATATGGAACAACACAAAGTCGTAAGTTACATAAAATCTATTTGTGATAATGATGCGATAGAAAAAGTATTTCATAATGCACAGTATGATATTGGTTGGCTGTGGACTTTAGGAATACAGGTCAAGGGTAAAGTGCATGACACTATGGTGGCAGCCGCTTTGATAGATGAAAACAGATACTCTTATACACTAAATAGTATTGTACACGAGTATCTAGGTGAATTTAAAAATGAGCAAAAATTAAAAGAAGCAGCAGAAGCTTTTGGTGTTGATGCAAAATCAGAGATGTATAAATTACCAGCAGAGTTTGTTGGTGAATATGCAGAGGCTGACGCAGATCTTACATATAAATTACATGAGAAATTAACTTGGGAGATAGTTAAAGACAATCTTACCACAGTGTATGATGTTGAGTGTAGACTCATTAATGTAATATTTCATATGACAAGACGTGGTGTTAGATTTGACACTGTTAAATGTGAGCAGTTGAATACAAAATTTCACAACAAAGAAAAGAAGTTGATGAAACGTATTAAAGATCTTACAAATCTTAACGTAGAGATATGGGCTGCAGCTTCTATAGCAAAAGCATTTGACGCATTGAATTTACCTTATGAAAGAACTGACAAAACAGGTTCGCCATCATTTACAAAGATGTTTCTTACCGATCATCCTCATGAATTACCTAGGTTGATTATGCAGGCAAGAGAACTAAATAAATTACGAGGAACATTTTTATATGGCCTCATGAATTATACAGATGATGGTAGAATACACGCACACATTAATCAAATTAGGTCTGATACTGGTGGTACTGTTAGTGGTAGGTTCTCTTATAACCATCCTAATTTACAGCAGGTACCCAGCCGTGGTCAGTTTGCTAAAGACGTTAGGAAATTATTCATTCCTGAGATGGGTGAATATTGGCTCAAGGCAGATTACTCGCAACAAGAACCAAGACTCTTAACACATTGGGCGTGCCTCGTGGACCAACCAGGTGCACACGATGTAAAAGAAGCATATCAAAAGAAAGACTTAGACTTTCATCAACAAACAGCAGACATGGCAGGAGTGGATAGAAGATTAGCAAAAACAATTGGTCTGGGTGTTATGTATGGCATGGGGTATAATAAACTTGCTCGTGAATTGGATCTAGAACCACAGGAAGCAAAAGAAATGTTGAAAGATTTCCGTGGTAAAGTTCCTTTTATGCAGGGTATGTTGGAAGCAGTTATGAATCGTGCTAATTCAAAGGGTATAATTAGAACTTTACTTGGACGTAAATGTAGATTTGATCTATGGGAACCTACACAATGGGGCGTACATAAACCATTACCTTTAAATCAAGCTAAGGTAGAATATGGCGACGCTATAAAAAGATATGGCACGTACAAAGCGCTTAACAGATTGATTCAAGGATCAGCTGCAGATCAAACAAAAAAGGCTATGGTGGACGTTTATGAGCAATTAAACGTTGTTCCATTAATACAAGTACATGACGAACTTGATTGTTCTGTTAAAGATGAAAGACAGGCTAATCAAATAAAAGAAGTCATGGAGACATGTGTAAAATTAGAAGTGCCATCCAAAGTTGATATAGATCTAGGAGAAAATTGGGGACAATGAGTTGGATATGTAAAACACTAATGGTTTGTTTAACATTTAATCCTATTATGGATTACACAAACAACGATGAATTTATAGAACAGGTGCGTGCATGTGCACTGCACCTTAATTCTATGCACGCAGAACAAGACCGAGTGCCGGTTGATTTAATTGTAGCGCAAGCAGTACATGAATCTAATTGGGGTAAATCTAGATTTGCTGTAGAAGCAAACAACCTCCTTGGAATCCGCACGTTTGACCCAACTGATGATCAACTAAAGCCGCTAAGTAATCCTAATGCGACGTGGGGGCTTAGGATCTTTGAGACAAAGTGCGAATCCATTTCATATTATATTGATTTATTAAATCACAATCATCATTATTATAAGTTTAGAAGTGAAAGAATAAGTCAGCATTTTAGCGATAAAATAGATTTAGAAAGACTAGCTAAGACACTTGCAATATACGCTGAAGATGTATATTATACGCAAAAAATCATCAGAACAATTAAAGAACTAGAGGCCTATGACAGAGACTAAGAAACCCGGGTACCGAGCACAAGGCAAAGCCAGAGTTGGTAACGTCAAGAATAATTTTGCAATTAATCCAGAGCAAATGGAATACGAAAGAAGAAAAGTGCTTGAACAAATGTCTACCAAAGTAGATCAAAAGAAATTAAATAATATGGCTGCAGTTGCAGCTACGGTAGAGCCTAAATATTTTAAAACAACTAATTTACTTAAAAACGGTAACCGAGCAGAATACGACAGCACAGAGGGTAAGGGAGAACAACGTGAACCTACCATGCGTATATTGTCATTGGGAGCTGGTGTACAATCATCATGCCTGGCATTGATGGCACAAGAGGGATTAACAAAACATAAACCAGATTACATGATATTTGCTGACACAGGTTGGGAGCCCAAGTTTGTGTATGAGCATGTAGAATACCTTAAAAAAGCAATAACAATTTGTCCGCTGATCACTGTAGAGAGAGGAAACATCAGAGAAGACCTTATCAAAGCAGCGAACCCAGAACCAGGGTCTAGAGAAGAGGAGAAATCATTTGCTGGTCGTGTACCAAACCCTCCGCTGTTTGCTGCACGAAAAGGTGGACGCGTAGGGATGCTTTATCGTCAGTGTACGCATGATTATAAAGTTATCCCTATACAGAAAAAGATCAGAGAATTACTTGGTGTAAAACCAAAGCACAGAGTGCCTAAAGATGTTATCGTGGAACAATGGATAGGTATATCCACAGATGAAGCTATGCGTATGAAAAAAGCTAGATTGCCATGGTTAGAATCACGTTGGCCTTTGATAGAAATGCGCATGTCACGTATGGATTGTTTACAATGGTACAGAGATGTAAAGAAACACCCTATGCCTGGTAAATCATCTTGCATTGGTTGTCCTTATCATCACAACGATCAATGGAAAAATATGCAAAAGAATTATCCAGAAGACTTTGCAGATGCTGTAGAGGTGGATAATTTAATTAGAAATGGATTAAAAAATTCGGAAGCAAAATTATATCTACATAAATCAGCTAAGCCATTAGGAGAAATAGATTTCTTAGAACCAAAGAAACAAGCGAGTTTATTTGGCGAAACATTTGATGAAGAGTTTGCTGATGAATGTGAAGGTTTATGTGGAGTATAATAAAAGCTGTGTCCGCGAAGGGCCACAATATAAATGCTATGTGTGCAAACAATGGTTTGATAGACTTTTATATTGGTTGGACAAACAATTTAACCCGGATCAAAAATATAGAATAATATTTTTATGTGGTCCAAAATGCGCAACGGAGAAATATGAGCGAAGTAATAAGTAAAATACCAGTACAAGATACGAGATTGTTTTACAAAAGGTATAACAATTTTGAAAACTTAAATAATTTATTAATGACAGAAATAGAGAAAGAAAGAGGTGATAACCCTAGCGGCATGATAGGTACTAATCCTGGTTGTTGGCGTAGTATGTTTAAATACAAATGCGAAAAAGAATTAATGAAACCAATTGGCATGATTATGTCAGCATACATGGATCATTACTTTCCTAAAAAACCCATGGATGCAAGTATAACATATTGGACAAATGTAAACGAAACAGGAAGCAACAACATCTTTCATTCACATTATCGTGCAGATGCAGATCTATCCGGTGTATATTACGTGCAAGGTGCGAATACAGGTCTAATTAGATTTGCAACACATGAACAAATGTATCGTATGATACCTAACCACATGCCACATGCTAACATGATAGCACATCAACCAAGTGACGGTGACATATTGTGCTTTCCATCCTATTTATTACATGATGTAGACATAAACAGAAGTAACAGACAACGTATTACAATTGCATTTAATGCAAAAATAAAGTTTAAAGAAGAGTCAAACATTATAAATATGCCAGATAGGAGTAAAAAGGATGAATCATTGGAGAAATAACGAAGAAATGGCTGT